ACCGGGAGCGTCCACATCGCGGAACTCTCCGGGCTGCAACGGGTCGTCGTCATCCCTGATACGCAGTCCACGGGCTTTGAAACCCGCTGGGAGATTGGACAACGTACCAGCGTCGATCAACTGTCGCAGCGCCGCCGTGGCAGTCCGTGACAGACCGCCAATGGTGTGAATAAGGCCCAAACCATAAAAACCAAAGCCCGGAAGGAACTTATAGTGCACAAAATATTGAATTTTGCGCTTTAATTCGTCATCCTCGCGGTAATTTCGGCGAATTGCCAATACCTGCCCGTTGTCCTGACTAATGGTGACAACATATGGTACTTTAATACCTGTCGGCTCACCGTCATCGTCAACTTCTTCGTACCCCTCAAGATCCAAATCGACGTGACACTCCAAAATAGTGCAGTCATAATCAATTTGCGTGGAAGAAGTGCCATCAATTCGGTCAATTTCATCCGAAACACTGTCCATTTCGGCCTGTGCCGGAATAACCGGGATGTCCAAATAGAACCCCGCAACTTGCTTTTTACGCAAATCATTGAGGCTCATACGCACAACTTGCGTAATATTTGGGCAAGTGTCCAAATCTGCCGTTTCATACGGCACAACAAGATTTTCAGCAGGAATAAACTTACTTACCGCACGACCCAACGTCTCGTCATAGTAGACTTTCTTGAAGGTACTACCCGCCAATGGTAGATAGAACAGCATCTGGTCCATGTCAGGGGTGTAATCTTCCATCACGTTCGTGATGTAAAAATTCATAAAGTGCCTTACGCGCTGGGCTTGTGACTGCTTTTCCCGCGTCTCGCTGCCCATAATGGCAGTTCGCACCGGCCCACTGGACGGCAACAACTCATTGAACGCCTGCGCCTGAAATTGAGTAGCCGCTTCAGCCAACAAAGGATGCGTGACTCCGGAGGCCCCCCGGAAGGGTTGCGTTCTTTCCTCGTAGTTAAATCCAAGTAACTCCAAACCGTTGGCGTAAGCATCTTCCCAATCCTGTCGGCCAGCCTTGTTGGCCTCAAACTCACCCAACAACTCACCGGCTATGCGGCCAAGCTCCCTTTCAGGCATCTCCTCGGCCAAGTTTGCATAAAAATCATCATTCTCGCCGCGCTGATCCGCTGGCTCAAAATCTACAGTGACACCGCCATCCTCTTCCGGCGATACCTCAATATCCATCCCTTCCGCCATGCCCTCAAAAGACACGACGTTGTCCATGCTGCCCGGAATCTCAAGCTCTACCTCAGCCGATAAATCTTCTGGATCCAACTGCGACGGGACATTCTTGTCCACCATTCCGCCAATAGGTTCACGTGCCATGCGTTATCTCCTTTACCGCAGAATACCAGTTTCGTGGGCCGCGGTCCATTAATAATACCCAGACCTGCTTGTAGCAAAGAAGCCCTGCTCATTGCGCGGGAAATACACATCAATGCCGCCCTCTGGGGACTTAAACGGGCGGTATTCACCACGACCTAAGATTTGCTCTAGCTGGTCAAACACCTTTTGGTCTACCATTTGTGCAATCTCCGGCAAAGAGGCCTCAACACCCGCCTTACGCAATAGCGAAACGCCCACCGCATTGTTACGCTTGTCCATCGCAACATCTTCCGATGTAGCAAAACCAATAAACGGAATAGGCAACGAGTCTATGCCCTCGGCAATATTACCAAGACTTGTTGCGGTCTCCGGGCCAAATTCTTTAGCCATCTGAGCCGAAGCTAATACATGAGCTCGTGCATCCTCTAGTTCCTGAAACGTCGGCATATCATGCCGAGGCCGCTGATTACGAACATCTTCAGGAGCCTCACTCGTCACACGAGTAACGTCCGGATAACCATACTCCTGCTCCAACCGCTGTTCAAATGTCAGGGCCCCTTCGGGATAATAAATCTCCGAGCCCGGGCTACCTTCACGGCCTGACTTGCGAATAAGCTCCAAAGCCTCTTTGTCCGGCGCGTTATACAAAGCAGACATAATCCCAGCTTCTTCAATGGCGGGGTTGCCGCCGTCTTCAAAAGGAATGGTATATCCTATGTTAACCCCGTACTGGTCCTCACCGGTATCGCTCGGCATATATTGACCCGTGATCCGCGGGCCGCCACGAGGAAACTGATAAAAGGCGTCATATGATTGCGGAGCTAACTTCCCACTCCCGTATTCAATTTTGTCAGGAGCCCCCATACGCCGTAGCTCATCAGGAAATTCTACCTCTCCCTTAGAAAAACCGCCGGTAACTCCAGCGCCAAACGTCCCAAAGTCTTCCACGTTCGCCGCAAAACCCAATCTGCCGCGCCCCTGCTGTTGAGTCCGCGCTAAATCAAACGGCCCTAAGTCCTGCGTACTCCCCGTTTCGAAAACACGTGCATCTATTTGCGGCTGTATCTGAAAACTGTCAAAATCAAATATGCCCGCGTCAGCCAAAATTTGTTGATATCCTTCAAAACCAAATTGCTCTACCAGCTCATTTTCTGACAAAGAATTTAATAACTGAAGCGCGCTTTCTCGTTTTGAGGCCGCTGCCTGTAAAAAAGCTTCTTCTCTAGTAGGCTCACCGCCTTCCTGCATATAAAGCTCCGGGGCCCCTTTGTAACCACGAAGATCCGTGGGCCGCGAACTAAAATCCGGAGTGGACTGCCGCGTCAACGGCTCAGCCATGCCCTCATAAGGCGAAGACCGCGGAAGGCTCTGCTCGTAAAACATACCCGCCATGCCTTCACTACGAGCGTCAGCGCCTAAATCAACGCGGTAACCCTCTTCATCAATAAAAGGCCGCGCCTGATCGTCTACAAAATAATAAGCTTCGCCCGTTTCAGAGTAGGAAGGCCGTGTGCGGCGGGAAATCTCCAGCGGGTCGTTGGTCCCGTATAACGCCTCGTCCATCGACATTGACGAGAAATCAGTAAAACCGCCCGCCCCAAGATTTACCGCAGAATCCGCCATTAGTAATACGCCCTAACCTGTATGTTTGCGTCCTCGTCATCCCAATCGTCACTGGGCAACTGAACAAAGTTACCTTGCCGGTAGCGCATCAAAGCCTGTGTCATACTATCAACCAAGTCGTCATGCTCCCCGTTCGGAAAAGCCGCCACCTCCTCAATCATCTCATCGGCAAAGACGGTGTCGGGGGCCCAAACCATACCCGCCTCAAAAAGTGGCGATACAGAATGAACTCGTGTTATCTTATCATTTCCTTTGCTTGGCGTAAAGTTAACAACGGGTATACCCATATTTCTTAACTCTTGCGTCAAAGGCAAACCAGAGGCCTTGGCTTCCACAATTACTGTGTCGGGTTCCCAATATTTATATTGCTCCAACGCCATGTTTTTTAGCTCTGGAAAATCCCACCTATCCTTCTGACTGTCCAAAAGTATGAGTCCCGGGGGGCCCCCAACCTCCTCTGGACGAAATACACCCCACGTGGTTATCGCGCTAAAGTCAGCCGTCTCGCGTTTACTAAACGCCGTGTCATAACTTTGGATAACATATTCAAGATTGGGAATACGGTCTTGCTCCCACCTCCGCCACCACTGGCGCGGGATAATCGCGTTTTCTTCACCCGTCGGGTTCTGCTGATACTGAGCATTCCATTTGCTGGGCGGGATAGACGCCTTTACCGCGGTCAGGTCTTCCAAAGACCAAAACTCCGGCCAGCACGGAACGCCGTCATCAAATATCGCAGGAAGCTCCACAACTTCCCACTGGTCAGCCAGAGGGTCTTTAGCCATCGCCTTCAAAAGCTGGCCTGTCATATCCTTTTCTGACCACCGTGTTTGGACCAAAACAATCGACCCACCCGGCTGAAGACGCTGTCGGGGGCCCCCAGTGTACCAATCCCAAGCATCGTCAAACCCGTTCGCAGACATCGCTGTCTGTTCCGAATGAGGGTCATCAATGATTACCAAGTCGCCACCACGACCGGCAAGGTTAGATCCCACTCCGACGGCATAGTACATCCCGCCAGCAGAAGTATCCCAACGACCAGAAGCTTTACTGTCAGCAGCCAATTTAACATCGGGAAACACCTCCTTGAACTCGTCACTATCTAAAAGATTTTTTGTCTTACGGCCAAAGTTGACCGCAAGTTCTGTCGTGTGCGTTGCCTGAATGATTTTCATTCGCGGGTTCTTGCCCATCATCCAAGCCGGGAACAAGAAAGACGCAAACTCTGATTTCGTATGACGCGGGGCCATGTTGATAATCAGACGCTTCAACTCGCCTTTAGCTACACGTTCTAACTTTTCTGCAATGATTTTATGGTGTCGGCCAGCAATAAACTCTGGCCACATAGATTTTACAAAAGTCAAAAATTCATTCTGACAAGCTTCATTCTTCTCGATTTGCGCGAGTCGCAGGCGAAGCTTTAACTCCTGATCGGAAACATCCATCGGGGGCCCCTAAAGTTGCACAATTTGTACGCATAAAT